GAACTTCTCCGGCAACCAGTCAGGACGGGCAGGAGCCTCACCCTGAACCTGATCGCCCTGGACCTGATCCTCAGAACCCTGAGTCTGAATTAAACTATCGGGTTTATGGCTCTCCTGATGAGGAGCATCGCCGGATTGTGTTTGATCCTGGCAGCAAGCACATCTTCTTCCGTGAGAACTACAAGGGAACAGGCTCTTCCCCTTTTGTGGCGTTCCGTTGGGCCAAGGCTGCTGGTGAAGTGTATGGCCGTGGCCCTCTTATGAATGCCATGCCTGCGGTAAAGACTTGTAATCTGACGGTCCAATTAATTTTGGAGAATGCTCAGATGGCTATCTCTGGGGTTTATACTCTGGAGGATGATGGTGTTGTGAATCCTGACACGATCCAGCTTCTGCCTGGCACTGTTATTCCTGTGGCTCCTGGTTCCAATGGCTTGCGGGCTATTGGGGCTGCGGGTAACTTTGATGTGGCGCAGTTGGTATTGAGTGAGATGCGGATGAACATTCGCAAGGCGCTCTATAATGATATGTTGGGTAATCCGGATAGGACGCCGATGAGTGCGACTGAGGTTTCTCAGCGTATGGCTGACTTGTCTCGGCAGATTGGTTCTGCTTTTGGTCGGTTGCAAGCTGGGATGGTAAATCCTGTGTTGCGTCGGGTTGTGTATATCTTGAAGCGTCAGGGCCGCATTACTATTCCTACGGTAAATGGTCGTGAGGTGAAGGTTCGTTCTACGAGTCCTTTAGCTCAGGCGCAGGCGCAGCAGGACATTGTTTCTTTCGACCGCTTTGTTGAGTTGGTCGGGGCTAGGTTTGGGCCGCAGCTTGTGAACCTCTTGGTAAAGAGTGAAGAGGCGGCTAAGTATTTGGCGGATAAGTTTGGTGTGCCGGAGCGTTTGCTGCGTTCTAATAAGGAGCGTGCGGCTTTGGTTGGGCAGATTACTCAAGCAGCGGGGATGATGGGTGGACAGCAACAAGGTGGACCGCAAGCGGGTCCTGGGGGTCCTGGGGCCTGACGGTATAGTCAGGGCTCCTGAGAAAGAGATAGAGCTCAATTCTTTATTTGCTTCTGTATTCTCGAGAGAGGATGGGCGAGAGGTGTTGAGGAATCTGAGGTCAATTAGCATCGAGGCCGTGGGTGGTCCTGGTGTAAAGCCAGATGAGCTTATGCACCGTGAGGGCATGAGATATCTTGTTGGCATTATTGAGCAGCGTATTGGGAGAGGTCGAAATGGGTGATAGTTTAATTCAGACTCAGGGTTCTGAGGATCAGGTCCAGGGCGATCAGGTTCAGGGTGAGGCTCCTGCCCGTCCTGACTGGTTGCCAGAGAAGTTCTTTGTTGAGGGTAAGCCGGCCTATGACTCGCTGGCAAAGAGTTACACGGAATTGGAGACGAGGTTCCGCTCGAAGGAAGATGACCTTCGGGGCAAGTTGATTGAGGAGCTTGCCAATGAGGCGGTATCCAATCGGCCTGAGGCTCCTGAGAAATATGAAATGCCGGAGCTCGAGGGAGTAAACTTTGAGGAGGTTGCCCAGCATCCTCTAACCCAGTGGTGGGCCAAGTTTTCTTTTGAGAATGGCTTTGATCAGGATACGTTTAAGTTAGGGATTCAGACTTATATTGAATCTCAGTCTTTTGGTCGCCCTGATCCCGATCAAGAGATCAAGGCTCTTGGGGATAACGCTCGCGTTCGCACTGAGGCGGTTGGTCTTTGGGTTGGGCAGAACTTTGGGCAGGATGAGATTAGCCAGATCGAGCGCCTTTGCACGACTGCGGCTGGGGTGAAGGTTATGGAGCGTATTATGTCCATGGTTCGTGGGGATAGTGCGCCTGTAGTTGATGATGGTCCTGGCGTTCCTCAGGAGAGTGACATCCACAAGATGATGCAGGATCGTCGTTACTGGTCTCCAAGTGACCGCGATCCAAACTTTGTGAAGATGGTCGAGTCTTTCTTCCAGAAGAAGTATAAGTGATTGTCCGTCCTGCCGAGCCCTACGATGTAGAGGCTTGCGTTGAGCTCGGGCGCGCTCTTCATCAGGAGAGCCCCCGGTATCGGGATTTTCCTTATAACGAGGATGCAATTCATAAGCTGGCCCATCTTTGCTTTACGAATCCAGACTATGTTGCGTTCGTGGTGGAGAAGGATGGTGAGGTGGTGGGTATGCTTTCAGGGGCAACCTCCACCTACTTCTTCTGTGATCTAAAGTTTGCTGCTGACTTTACCTTCTATGTGCAGCCTGAGTTCCGTGGGACTTCTGCTGCATTTAGACTGATGTCGGCTTTTTCTTTGTGGGCAAAGATCATGGGGTGCCGAGAGGTAAGGTTCGGGGTAACTACGGCTATCAAGCCAGAGCTTGCGGGTAGGTTTTATACCAAGATGGGCTTTGTTCCTGAGGGTACTATTTACCTCAAGAATATCGAAGATTGATTGGTCCATTGAGCAAGACATAATTCACAAGCATTTTCCGAAGCAGAGGCCCGGTTAGGGCTGGCGAGCCCCTTGTTTGGGATAACTCATTATCCAGCTTGCTTCGGATAACCTTGTTGGTTTAACCGAATTGCAGGAGAGCTCATCATGGCATTGACCATTGATCAGGCATTTATCCGTCAGTTCGAGTCCGAAGTTCACATGGCGTACCAACGCATGGGCTCGAAGCTGCGTAATACTGTTCGTTTTAAGGGTGCGGTTCAAGGCAAGTCTACAACCTTTCAGAAGGTTGGTAAGGGTGCCGCTGCTACCAAATCCCGTCACGGCAATCTGCCTGTGATGAACATCGACCATTCCAATGTGGAATGTCTTCTGGCTGACTACTATGCCTCGGATTATGTTGATAAGCTCGATGAGCTGAAGATCAACATTGACGAGCGCCAGGTGGTTGCTCAGAACTCGGCCTATGCGCTTGGCCGGAAGTCTGATGATATCATCATCACGCAGCTTGATGCTTCTACCAATGTGATTACTGAGGCCGGCTCGGATGGTCTTACCTCGACCAAGATCAACACCGTGTTCGAGACCTTCGGTGCGAATGACGTTCCCGATGATGGCGAGCGTTACTTCGTAATCTCACCGGCTGGTTGGGTTGATTTGCTGGGGATTTCCGCGTTCTCGGACGCTGACTTCATTGGCTCTGATGACCTCCCCTACAAGGGTGGTATGGTTGCGAAGCGTTGGCTTGGCTTCATGTGGATGACGCACTCCGGCTTGCCGGTTGCTTCGACCATCCGCAAGTGCTTTGCCTACCATCGCAGCTCGATTGGCTTGGCTTCTGGTCAGGATGTGTCCACGGAAGTGAACTACATTCCTGAGAAAGCCGCTCACCTAGTTACTTCGATGATGTCTCAAGGCTCGATCCTGATCGACGCTAACGGCATGTACGAAGTCCAGATCAAGGAGTAATGAACTATGGCTTTTGTTCTTGCTGATCTTGGCAAAGTGGCTGGTGGTGCGAAGCAAATCCACTACTATGCTTCTTCTGACGCTATTGCTACGATTATTGCTTCCGGCTACTTCAATGACGCGACTGCGAATCTTCGCCAGTTCGATGTCATTATTGCGGTTGGTTCCACGGGTGGTACTGCTACCATTGACGTTCTAGTTGTTAGCAGCGCCACGGGTGCTACTACCGTTACGACGATTAACGGGACCTGATAAGTTAGGCCCCGGTGTTCTCCCCGTTCAGGGGCCTAGCTGTGGGGATAGAGGGATTCTCCTTCTATCCCCTTTATTGAAAGGGTTTAGTTGTGGCAATTACATCAATTGATATTTGCGCCAGGGCGCTAGTTTTGATTGGTGCGGCACCGCTTACCTCTTTCTCTGATGGCAGCACGGAAGCCACGGTCGCCTCTAGTCTTTATGAGGATACTGTGCGCGATATGTTGTCTCGTCATCGCTGGCGTTTTGCCAGTGGTCAGGCTCAGCTTTCTCGCCTGACTGCTGTTCCTGATGCGCGTTGGGATGCTGCTTATCAGCTACCTGCTAATTTGCTAATACTTCATGCAGTTACTGTGACTGATAGTGTAATTGCTTATGACCGCTATCAAGATCTAGTCTATTGCAATGCCGGCCCAGACGATACGGTGATTGCCGATTACAGCTTTCGAGCAGATGAGTACCTTTGGCCTCCGACTTTTATAACGGCTGTAGAGTATCAGCTTGCTTCCATCTTTGCTTACTCTGTTGCAGCCCAAGAGCAGCTTTCTGATTTGATGGAAAAGCGAGCGATCCGCTATACTGCCATTGCTCGGAGCATTGACAGCCAGAGCCAGACAACTCGCAGGTTAAATGTGCAGAGGTTCCACCAGTTACGCACCACGATTAGGGGTTAATCATGGGTGTAAAACTCGTCCAGACCAACTTCTCGAATGGTGAGATTGATCCTCTTATGGATATGCGCCATGACACTGGTGCGTATCAGGGGGGCGCTCGTAAGCTCCGCAATGTAGCCTTGCTCAACCAGGGTGGTGTTACTCGCCGTCCTGGTACTAACTACCTTGCCACGTTGAATGGGCGCAGCCGCCTTCTTCCTTTCGAGTTTTCGGCTTCTGAACGGTATGTATTGGCATTTTCCAATACTCGTTTAGATATTTACGATACATCTGGCGCGCTACTCCAAACCTTGACTGGGTGCCCTTGGACCAGCGCACAGCTTTTTGATTTGACCTTCACTCAAGCTGCAGACATTATGATCGTCTGCCACCCTGAGGTTCAAACTCAAACCATTAAACGAACTTCCTTATCTACATTTACTCGGAGCAACTTTGCTTTTGCTTCTTCAATCAATTCTGACTTAACTTACCAGCCTTACTATAAGTTTGTTGATGACGCTGTGACTTTGAGTGCTAGCGGAACAACTGGTAGCGTTACGCTAACCACAAGCGCCGCATTCTTTTCTGCATCTTATGTTGGGTTGAGGCTTAGGAAGTTTGAGGTTGAGATTGAAATCACGGCCTTTACAAACTCAACAACCGCGACCGGAACAATTAAGGGTACAGTAAAGGGTGGCTATGATATTGATCCATTTAAGACAACAGATGGCTCAAATATTGTTGAAGTTACTCATGTAAATCATGGCCTTGCTACTGGTGTAACTTTAACTATTGCTGGTGCAAATGCTGTTGGTGGTATTACCTCCAATCACTTGAATGGTAGCAGGACAATTACTGTTATTGATGATAACGTATATGAGATTGTGGCTGGTGGTAATGCGTCATCGAGTGCTGATGGCGGCGGCGTAAATGTTACTTTCTCTGGCAGCAATATCCCAACAAGAAACTGGGCTGAGCCCTCATTCTCTCCGGTTCGTGGTTGGCCTGGTTGCGTAACCTTCCATGAGAATAGGCTTTGGTTTGGTGGGAGTTATTCTCAGCCTGATAGTTTGTGGTCCTCGAAGATTGGAGAGTTCTTCAACTTCGATCTTCTCGAGGGTTTAGATAACGAGTCCATTCAAGTATCTGTTGGTTCAGATGACATCTCCTCAATCAGACATCTTGTATCCAATCGTCATCTGCAGATTTTTACGGCAACGAGTGAGTTCTATATTCCTCGCCCTGCTCAGAGTACAATTACTCCGGCCAATGTTACTATTGCTCGACAGACTCCTTATGGGAGTGGCAAGGTTACTCCGCTGCCTTTTGATGGCGCGACTGTGTTCTTGCAGAGCACGCAAAAATCTATTCGTGAGTTCCTCTATACTGACACTGAGCAGGCCTATAATGCTCCGACCTTGACGCTCCTGGCAGATCACCTTATTTCTTTTCCCAATGATATGACTGTGAGCTACGGCACTTCAAAGCGCGGTGAGCAGTATCTCTTGGTGACAAATAATGATGGATCAATTGCTGTATTCCATTCTGCGCGGGCTGAGAAGCTTGCTGGTTGGGCTTTGTGGACTACTAACCATCCTTCTGGAACAGCATCTTTTGATAGCATTGTTGGTCTTGGGGACCGTATATATATTTCTGTGCTTCGTGGTTCTACATACTATTTGGAACGTCTTGCTGAGTCAGACCTTGATCTTACCTTAGACTGTGCTTCAAGTTATACGAGCGGTTCTGCCATAAGTAGTTGGACTGTAGGCTCAATCTACTATGGCCGAACGGTTTCTGTTGTCTCAAATAACTATTATCTTGGGGATTTTGCCGTCAATGGTAGTGGCAACATCGTATTGAATGATGCGGTTACTTCTATTACTGTTGGCTTTAACTATACTCCTGAGATCGAGACCCTTCCGGTCAACCTACAATTGCCTGACGGCTTTTATACGGGCCGGCCCAAGAGGATTTCCCGGGTAATTCTTGGCTTGAACTCCACTCTTGCGGTTAGCGTTTCGGGGAATAACTTGATTATACGTCAAGTCACAGATGACTTTTCTATTCAGCCCACCGCGGTAACTGGCAAGCGAGATTTCTTCCTGCTTGGTTTTAAGAGAGATGCGACTGTTATCATAACCCAAACTGAGCCTTTGCCTATGCGTGTGCTTGGTCTGGCGTTGGAGGTATCTGCATAATGTGTACGGGACTTGAAGTGGGCCTGCTCGTCGCTGCCTCGGCAACGGTCTCCTCTGTTGGTGGATTCGTTGGAGCTCAGCAAGCTACGCAGGCTGCTGAAACTGAGATGGAGTTTCGGCAGTACCAAATAGGTGTGCAGAACGAGCAGCTTGCTGAAGATCGAAAGCTTATAGAGCTTCAGGCTCTTGAGCAAGAGAATGCTCGACGAGATCGCTCCCGACAGGTGAGAGCAGCAAATGAAGCCTTTTTGGCTGGCTCTGGTGTGCGTGAAAGTTTATCCTTTCAGGTTATTGATAATGCAGCCAATGAGGCGCTTAAAGATGATATTAGTAATATCCGGCTTCAGGGCGCGGTATCTACTGGAAGGGTGACGGACCAGATTGCGGTGAACCGTGTTGAGTCGCAGTTCCAGCGGACCCGAGCTAGCCAGATTTCTAGTCAGGCTTATACTGGCGCAGCATTTAATGCGGCTAGTGCTGTAACTAGAGCTGGTTCTAGTTACGCAATGTATCGGACAAGGTAATCATGGCAATCAAACGGGATGAACAGCAGGTAGGCATTCAGCCTAGCGGGCGTATGGTCCGCGAGTTTAAGACTGACTTGCCCGGGCCCTCCGGTATGGCAAAAGCTCAAGAACTTGGCTCTGAGCTTAACCGCATGGCCTCGCTCTTTGGGGAGGACGAGGCTCGGACGGTTGCAACTGAAAAAGCCGCCTCTATAGAAATCCCCAAGGATGCAAACAATAACTATTATCGTCCTGAGACCCCTGAGGGTTTTGGTCTTCTCGCTCGGCGCGTTTATAATTCAGTTGTAAATGATCGAGTAGCTTACGCGACTACCCAAGACTTTGAGGCGTTTGCTCAGACTACTCGTGCTGAAAATCCGAATGATCCTATCAAGGCTCGAGAGCTTCTTGAGGCAAATGCTAAAGCTCGAATCGAGGCTCTTGATCCTCAGGTTCGCCTTCGAGCTGAGCCTCTTATTCGTCGCGAAGTCAATCAGCATATGGCGTCTATTCTCAGGGAAGATGCAAGCACAAGGCTCCGGCTTGAGGTGGAATCATCTCAAGATTATATTAGAAACCACACTAATCAAGCTGTTGATTTTTTTACTCTTGGTACTCCAGAAAGTAATGAGAGAGGAGAACAGGCTCTTCGCTTAGCTCGATTAAATGTTGAGCGCCTTGTTGCTGTAAGGGCTCGGCCAGCAAGTGATCTTGTTAATTTTGACAGTGAAGCTACAGCCCTTCGTTATGGCGCTAATGTTATGCGAGTAGTAAATGGTCGCCTTAGTGATGGGACGCTTACTGTTGATAGTCTTGTAGATTTATCGCGCATGATTCGCTCTCCATATACAGATGGAGAAAATAACATGGGTGTTATTCCAGAAGATGTTAGGGAACTTATCCGGTCTCCTCAGGCGCGAGATGCTTTAGCTGCCAGAATTGATCGGATGGCTTCTGGCCTTGTTAGGCAGCAAGCACTTACTGAACAGACCAGGCGGCATGAAGCCGTTATGAGTTCTGCTACCAGTGGGCAATCTGGCCCTCCTGTTGGAATGAGTGCGCGAGACTTTGATGTAAATCATGTTGCTCGCTGGGCGGCTGATAATAATGTAAATATCTATAGCCCAGCTGGTCTCGATAGAACCTTTAGAACATTTAACCAGCATGTTCCAACTACGCTATTGAATAATTTCTTTCGGAATGCTGGCTCTCTTACTTCCCAACAAATTGAGGAGAAGCGCGTTCTCTTCCAGCACCTTAGTAATATGCCAGTCGGTAGTGGCGAGCTGTCTCATGCTCGAGGCGCTATGTCTCCTAATGATTTTAATTTTATGTTCCACTATAATGCTCAACGTGATTCCAATATTTCTCCAGATATTGCGCTTCGAAATACTCAAACTCTATTCTCTAGTGATAGGGCTGGAGATATTCAAGAGGGAAGTATTGTCGCAAACATCTCTCGTTTGAGGAGTGTTCGTGAGGAAAAAAGTTCGGCGACTACTTTTATGGATATTAACAAAGATATGGATAATTATTTCCCATCAGTTGGGGGTTTCAGAGGCGCTCTTGGAAACACTGCTGAATGGTTTCAGGCTACCGATCGACAGAGACTTAATATTATTAATACAACCAACATTTTGATGTCTAACAATCCTCTCTTAAAGTACGAGGATGCTCTCAAGCAAGCCGTAGATGGATTTGTTTTGCAGCATACCTATGACCCGAAGCTTACAGCTCCCAGTGGCAGGCAGGGTGCAATTGTTCCAAGGAGTCAGGCCCTTCCAAGGGTAATAGACATTCTTAATCCCGCTGGAGGCGGACAAACAAATTATGTTCCTTTTTATATTCGAGCCGTGCTTGATGCGGATCGCAACTTAAAGCCCCCCCCTCCTAGTTCTTCCGTTACGCCTACTTCTGAGGCTCCTGTTGTAGCGCCCCCTCGTAGTGATGATGATAGACTTATCCCAAGGCAGCAGCCTTATGGTAGGCTTCCAGACAATTTGGAATTCGGGGAAAACGTTTTTCTTATGCATACCGGAGATAACGTAGCAAACCCTGGGTATTTTCTTATGACAAAAAAAGATGGGAATATGCTTCCTATCTATGATTACACTCGCCGTCCTGTGGTAATGAACTTTGGTGTAGCCGCACGAGTCCAGAATGATTTTGTTAATGGGATTTTAGTGGATCGAGCCGCTTCTGAAGTGGAGGCTCGTCGTATTTAGGAAAGAGGGGGCGGAGTAGATCCAGAGCCATTGCCAGAAGAACGACTGGGAAGATTGATTAGACGCCCCCCAGGGGGAGCAGAGCCTATTGCTCCAGTAACGCCAGGGACGGGTACTGCTTCTCTTCCACGTTTAACTTCCGCAAGTGGTTTAGGTCCTGTTCGTGTAGAAGATGTTATTGTTAGGCGGGACGAAACGGCCTCTCGCGCAAATCCAGTGGTTGTTCCTCCTCGTAGTAATCGGAGTAGTACTAGTTTAACGCGAGATGACTATATAATGCCTATTACTACGCCATCTCCAGTAACTGCAGAAAATCGCCCCATATATGATAGATTATCTCAGTTTGGTAAGGATGATGTTGTTAGAGCAAATATTCGCTATTTCAACTCAGACTTTGCTTCTGAGCTCAATAAGTTTATCGAAGCCATGCCAGCAAACATAAGGCAACAAGTTGTTATTACATCTTCTGTTCGCACTCCAAAAGAACAAGAAGATTTGTGGGCGAAGGAGTTGCATCAGCAGGGAGGCAACGCAGAAGCGGCGGCGAGGAGAGTAGCTCGCCCCGGCGATAGAAATGTTCACACAGAGGGATTTGCTGTAGATATCAGAACAAGAAATAGGCCTGAGTTGCTTCGCTGGATGCAGGATAATGTGGGCCGGTTTAATCTTCATTTCCCAGTATCGGGTGAGAACTGGCATTTGGAGTATAAACCATGGCGCACGCCACGAGATCAAAGGCGCTCTAGTGTTGATACCCCAGATTCAGATGCGAGTTATGTCTAATGAACGAGATTGCCTCCCCCTCTGTTGACTTAACTGATCTCCCCAACATGGGGGCTGATGAGAGGATTCTTCAGCCTGCGGTTGATCCAAGAGAACCTGGCGGATTTTTTCGTAACGTTGTAGATCAAGTAGCAAATGGTTGGGTTAATCAGTCGCGAAATGTTGTTATTGAAATGGCTATTCCTATGGATCATGATTTTGATCCCCTTGCTCCAGATGTAATTAAAGGCAAAGAGAGATACATTGATTACTTGAAAGAGGCTCGCTCTAGGGAGCACTTTGATACTATCTTTAATCGTCTCTCTGCTTTTGATGAGAGACGCTCTCGCCTTCAAGAAGATGCCGGCTTTGCTTCTGCTATTGTAGCTGGGATTGCAGACCCTATTAACTATCTTCCCTTTGGTGTTGGTCGTGGCATTGGAGCTCTTAGGGGTGCTCTTACCGGGGGTCTTACTACTGCTTCGGGTTCTGTAGCTGGCAACCTTTTGCTACGGCAGGCGGCTCCAGTTGAGACATCTGACATCGCGGCTGAAGCAGCATTTAGTGCTCTTCTTGGAGGTTTGCTTGGAAGCATTGTTGGCCGAGGCATTCCAAATAATTTGCGCGTAAGTGAGATTGGGAGCGAGATATCTACTATTGGGAAAATGGTAGATGATGGGATTATGACCGGGGCTTATGGTGGTAATCCTCTTGATCCTAATATTCCCCCACTTCCATTTGTTGCTCGGCCTACTGGCTCATCTCCAACGGGTATTGCTCCTGGCTTCGGCCTTGAGAAGATAGTCGAAAAGCTGACTGACTTTGGGCGTTTAGTTGGGAGCAAGGTCCGTTCTTTTGAGGACTTGGCTTTATCCATGGGCGGCACTGGGCAGCTTATGGCCCGTAATGTTGCTGAGAATGCGGAAGCCAGTCCCCAATCTGCGCTTCTTCGTTCTGGAAGGTGGACTGGGCTTGCTGCTCATACGCTCAGG